GCCGTTTTTATTATTGGGGATTGCAAGCGGAGATGACTCAGCCAGAAGCTCAATGCTTGATGGATTTTTCTTCTGATCCTGCGTTAAAAAGAATTCAAGCGCCTGGCCGAATGCCTCAAGGTTCTGAATTGCACAGTGCGCGATCCAGCCATTCGCATCATTGATCATGCCGAAGAAATCTTCAGGGATAAAGCGTCCAGCCGCACCATCCATGTTGTGCTGAACATCGTACGTCCAGATTTCAATGCCATCCGGGGTGCTTCCACGGAATTGAGCTTTGTCTTTATGATCAAACGTCGGAGTAATGGGAACGCTGATGCCGGCATACGGCGCGATAAATTTCGCCTTAAATTCAGCATCTTGCTGCATCGCATTAAACACTTTTGATGTGGTTAAGATCATGCTTGGGGATGATCCACCGTGTTCAATCGAAATATCAATCATAGCCTGGATGTCATCAAGAACTTTCGCGCCAGATTGCCCCCACTTTACCAGCGGCGAGAAATTGCATGCCGGATTTCGACGGTAGTCAACTTCATATTTCGGGAAGTCCGCAGAAGTAAATGTGGTTTTACCATAAAGCAAAACATCGCGCGCGATAAGCAATTTTCGATTATCGATCGACTGGCGCAGATATAGGGCTTTTTGCGCCTGATCAATCAGCAGTAAGTCAGCATCACTAAGGCGGTTTGAACCAGTCGCAATCACACCATATTTACGCAGCTGAGATACCAGCGCAGCATCCTGCACATCAGCTGGGGTTACTGTCATCATCGGCTTTAAATATGCTGGCTTTAAAAAACGTACATTACCAGTTTCACCAACTGCAATCGGGCGGGCGCCAGCATTTGGTGTGACAAATGGAGCAAGCGGAGTGGCAGTGCTTAATTCACCAACCGGAACTTCTTTTTTATTGTACGCCACGCGCTGCGGAAAAAAGCGGTCAATCAGCCAGGTATCAACCTTTTTGGTTGTATCTGTGAGCAGCACAAGCTGCGGAATATCAAGAAGCTCTACAGGCGCATCCTGAAAAGTAAAAATCTGACCCATATTTTAATTCCCCACTACTTTACGCAGTTCAAGTTTGTTGTTTAAGCCTTGCGCGCGAACCGCATCAATTTGATCAGCAGCCAGCTTTGTGCCGTTTACTGTTACAACAGACACATCAAAAGGGCCTTGTGTATAGATCGGCATTTCGAGACTGTTGGCAGCATGGTATGTCGATTGCTCTGCTGAAAAATCAGAAACCGCAATTGCATTCCATTGCCCAACTACGCCAGCAGTAACCACTGGATGCGCTGCGGTGTTTGTAGCATCTACATTAAGCAGATCGCCGCGCTTGTATGCTGTACCGGTTGTGACTTTTGCATTTTCTGTGCGCACACCATTGCCAACAACCAGCTGCTCAGTAACGATTGTTTGTGTGATTGTTCCCATTAACTTTTCTCCTGAGAGGCCGCAAATTTACTGAACGCATCATCCAGTGATGAGCCTTGATTGCCACCAGCACCACGCTGCTGGTTATTTCCGCCAGTAGCCTGATGCTTGAACAGGTGCGCCAAATGTGGTGGAACTGTATTGTTTTGACTCTGCTGACCAGCCGGCGGCTGCTTTGATGTGAATGTTGTATTCAACTCGGTTTGAAGCGCAGCAATATCACCAGTGCGCTTTTGCGATTTAAACTGCTTCAGCTCTTCCAGCGCATCATCGCGTGCTTTTTCAGCCTGTTTTTGTGCGGCTTGCGCCTGCTCTAATTCGGTCACATCTGTGTCCTCTGGTTGATTTTTATCTTGACTGCTGGGCTTGCTTGAGAACGCCTCAACAGATGTCTGTGTATCCGCGCCAACGCCGCAAATTGTGATCTCATGTACACGCACGTTCCGAAAAACATGCAACGGTCCCATAAATTCCTGACCATTTACTGTGACAGTTTTGCCTGGGGCGACTTCCTCAACACTTTCCGGATCAGCCCACCATGACATTTGGAATGGGTATTCCTCATCAATGTCCTGCACAATCTCCTTTGCTTTTGGGTTGCTAAGGAAGTGGCCTTTAGCGCGGAATTTACTACCCACATCGTAAGATGTGGCCACACCAACACGTTTGCCGCCGAAGTGCTCTTCAACAAGGCCTGTTTTTGGTTTCAACTGCAAATTAACCAAATCAATCACAACACCACTGCGACCCCAGTAATAATGGTTATCAATGCGCCCGCCGCTATAGACTTCGGCATCAAATGTACGGCGCTTTTTTTCCCCATCCTCATTAACAGAGATTGGTACATTCACCGCGGTAAACTGGTGCTTAAGGTGCTCATTTAACTCACCTGGCATTCTTTCGCTCCATAAAAAAACCGCCTTACTGGCGGTTTGGGGAAATAAGATTAATTAAAGCTTCAATACTTGAATTTAGTCACGACATGGCATAAAGCCCACCATTCGCCACAAACAAGCGCGTGGCAGCCTCATTTGTCTTTCTGAGCACCACTTCACTATCCGACACACTAACCACCTCTAAATTCAAATCAGGAGCCAGCAGCGCACCGTGCAAGCCGTTAAATTTGGTCAAATCCAGCGCAGCGCCTTTAGCATCAGTAATAATGATGTTTCTCCCGGCCTGCTCAGCTGTTCTGAATAGTGTCGGCGTTACAATTCCAATCACACTGCCCTTTTCCAGCTGCAGTGATTCAAAACCCTTAATGCTGTTGCCTGTAAGTTTGCTCTTTAGGCTCTTAGCCACAGACATGAGCGAGCTAAATGACCGGCGCATCCAATCCATAATTGATTTCGATTGCGGATCACTTTTTACTGCAGAGCCTTTCAGCAATGCTGTTAAATCCTGCTCATCATCCCTAACCAGTTCGGTCAGCATGCGCATAGCGCTCGGCGCCACATCATGTTTCGACTCAATTACGGCGCTTACAACAATTTCAAGAGTGCTTCGCGCTTCCGTGCCCATTCGCTGGAATGAATTTACAATCTGCTCATTAGCTTGCTGTGCAATCAGCGCATCTTGCTTGGCGCCTGACAGCTCACGCGCCAGCGCCACATCAGTCAGCAGCGCGTCATCAATCTTTTCATCCAGCACGGCGTTCAGCTGTTTGCCGTAATTTGCCGGACTGGTCGCCCAGCCCTTATCTGGCTGCACACTAGGAAGTTTGTCATCCAGGGTGATCCCGATCTTGACCGCCTGCTTCTCTGTGAGCGCATCAACGCCACACCTGCACATATAACCATTGGGCGGGTAATATGAGTACCAGAACGAATCATCAATGTGCCTAATGATATTGTTTAGCGCCAGATGGCTTGGCCTTACACGGCTATCTGTCAGTGACGAGTAGCGTAAGTACGGCCGTTTAGCCTTATTCTCCTGCAGCTGTGTCCAGAGCCCATGCATATACGCGCTCTGAATGTTTGTCCGGAAGATATTTTCAAGATGGTGCGGACTTAGCTTGATGCCTTCCGCCGCCACGGCCTTTTTAAATTCCTGTAAAGTTGATCCACTTTCAATTGCCTTATGGGTTAAGTTGAGCACAACGCGGATCTGATCAAGCGCAGCAAGCCGGCTGACTGTTGTCGCGTATTGCCTTGCATTTAAGTCAAGAAGGTAAAACCCCTCCGGCAGCATCACTTTTTTATCACGCGCGTACCGCAGTGCATCCGCATAACTGATTGACATCACTTACTCCGCTGCACATACCCGACCACATCAAACAAATACAAGGCTCTAGCCATGGTCTCAGTGAATTTTTCAACAGATTCACCAGACATTAAGCCATACAGCTTGCTTTGCAGCTCATCAACACTGCTGGTGGATTCAACCACCTTGAGCAGCTCACTCTCAGTGAGCAGCTGCTTTCCAATACCGCCAGCCAGCTCATCCACTTCGCGCTGATTGTCATCCAGCCCCTGCATATCCGCCTTGAAGCTGAACGCGCGCTTAGGCAGCGCTGTGAATTGAGTATCTTGGACTTGAGACGGTTCTTTTAAGTCGCCATCCTGCAGGCCATATTCACGCTGGAAATATTGATTTGAGAGTTCGGCGCCGGAATTTTTAAGATCAACATCGCGCTTGGCTTGATCTTTATTCAATGATTTCCCATCACCAATGACGATCTGATGCCGCGGCCATTGATTCAAATCACATAAAGCATTCACAACAGCCTGCACAGTCGGTGTGACTAAGCGAATATCAGACTTGAGCTTATCCTTGCGGACATTCTCATGCACTTCACCGAGCGCGCGTGAGCCGCCTCCATCATTGCTGCTCGTAAGCGTCTGGCCCAGCACAACCTTTTGAATCTGCTTCATCAGCACACTGTTGAAAATCTCAAACGATGAGCCAGCTGATCCGCTCTTATCTCCGCTTAGAATCTGCACATCATCCTCAGCATCGATCGAAACAACTGACTGCGCGTGAGCAGACAGCAGTGCATTGTTCATCGCCGCCACATCATCATCATCGCCATCTTTAACCTTTCCAAGCAAGATTGGAGTTCCGAAGCGCTCAAGCTGCTTTGACCAAAACTTAAAGCCATTCTGCTTAAAGAAAAAAAGCCAATACAGTACGGCGAGCAGCGGCTTACCATAAGGCTGTTTGAATGTAGCCTTGCGCCTTGTCAGAAAAAACTTAAAGCGCTGATCTACGACAATTTCCTTCCCAGTTGAATCAGGCCGGTAAATCAGCTCACCGGTATTCTTTGGCTCGAACCACTCCATGGGCTTTTCACCAATCCACTCCAGCCCTACGCGGTTATCCTTTTGCGTGTAGATAGCCTCTTGCACTGAGTAGCCGAACAGCAGTGCATTGTGCGCGGCTGTAGCTACCTCAACAAACCATTCATCAAGTTCAGTGCGCAGCAGCTTTGCAGCGTCAGTATCATTCGGCTCAATGCTGAAAGGCGTGGACAGCAGTGCATCCAGCCGCGTCTCAGTTGCCTGCGCAATCTCATCATCATCAAGCAGCACCGACAGCCGGTGGCGTGGGATTCCAGCCTTGCGCAATGTCTCATCAAGATCCGGCATTCGGCCTAAGCGCGCAAAAAACTGAGAAACTGCTTCATGCGTATTTAATGATCCAACTGACAAAGCCTTCTTTTTAACCTTGTCTTTTTTAGGCTTCACCATAATTAAATTCCAAACGTAAAAAACCGCCCTTTCGGACGGTTCAATTATGTGAATACTCTCGATCCAGCGCCGGCCGGATTGGCTCGCTTCCTACCCTTGATTAGTGGCTGTAAGCCATAACGAATACCATCCATGTGATGGTTATTCATATCAAGGATGTCTGGAAGCACATCACCAGCACGGTTGACCTTGTATGAGTACAGCTTGAACTCCTTGGCTGTTTCAGGGCAATCGGGGTGAATAACAATCTGCTTAAATTTCTTCATAAATGTGATGCCGTCTTCTATTGAGCCCGGCCATTTATCTGCCGGCTTAATTTTGAAGCCCTGACGCCTCATATAACTGATCGTTTCTGGCCTTGAATTATCCGCCCTAATCTCGTGAGTCCGTACACCAGGCACTTCATCAAACAGTTGCGGCAAGTGATCAATTTCACAACCAACCTGATGCGCCTCGTTGCGTACATACAAGATGTCATCATGAATAAATATTCTATTCAACGTGGTTGGGTCTTGGGAGAAGCCCCAGTCCGAACCATAGTAAACCTCTGTCCAGTTTAGGCCTGGCTCAAACTCATCAACCACATACCTTCCAGAGAAGATAATCGCCTGACTGAACTCTAAATAAGCACCGTGCCACACATGCTCAAACATAGGCCATGCATTTTCATCACCTGCCGCCTGCATGCGGATGGCGCGCTTGCGGTCTTCGCTGTACTCATCCAGCAGTGTTTGTGGTGCAAATGGGTTGTTATTGATATTAACTTCAATAACGATTGAATCTTCTGGCGCAAACTCACCACGCAGAAATTCGTCAATCGGATCATTCTTAGATTCTGGGTTCCATGTAGCCCATATCTGCGAGCCTTCTGCACGCATGGTCGGACGCAGCAAGCGCAATGACTTGGCTGAGAGCCGGTTAGCCTCCTCTATCCATGCTATTTTGAAGCCTTCAAGTGACTTGATTGAATCTGCAGTATGATCCTGCATACCTTGAAACAGGATGACGCCATCACCGCCTTTCCGTTTAATCAAATCCCGCTGCACCTCAAATAAATGAGACACCCCAAGCGATTTAATCTTGTCTTCAATGAGCTGTTTGCTGGAGTACTTAATTGACTTCTGAATTTCTCGAATGCATACGGCGCGAAGATCTTTATCTATAACGCACTCTTCAACCAGCTGCTCCCCAACGAAATGCGATTTACCAGATCCACGGCCACCATGAGCTCCTTTATAGCGCGCGGGCTTAAACCAAGGCTTGGACCAGCGTGGAGTTTTGATTCTAAGCTCCACGTCAGTTACCTCTAATCAATAAACTCTCGAATAATTTTAATTTCTAAATCTGTGCCATCTTTGCCCATATGCTCAACCTTGGTAGTTCTTCCATCAGTTTCCTGCAAAGCCTGCTTCAGCAAATTTTGTTTTACACGTTTATTCCTGCCTGAATCGTCATACATCTTTTGAATTTCTTTTAGTCGATAGAATTTATTGGCAATTGGAATATCAATTAAACCCGTATCAAACTTTTCCCGTGTCTCCTCAAAAAGCTGAACATATTTTTTACTCAGATTTTTACCACGACGTTTGGTTGGGTCATAAGTAGCACATTGCTGCCTATCTATTTCAATGCCAAATTCTTGTTTTACGAGATCAGCTACTTCTTGAGGGGTATCACGACAAGCAAGAGACTGAACTATAAAGATTTTTACAGGCTCTTTTAGGGCTGCCATAAACTCACCTTTGTATCACTACGTATCACAAGATAGGTAAAAAAAAGACCAGCCTATGCCGATCTTTCTCTTAGTACCATCATTTTGCTATTGAAGTCTTTTTAACTTATTAAGCCTTTGTTTTGGCTTTAGGTTTAACTTTAGGCTCTTTGTAG